TCCGGATAACTGTCCGGCACCCCTATGGGCCTACCATCGCACCAAACAGGTGTTTTGGCAGGGCGACAGGGTAGCCACATGTAAACCACGAGTCAATACTTACCAGTTGGTGAGTAAGTTTGACAAATTCGACCCCGATGCCAAACCCTCCACAGAAGCCTTTATGGCTCCGCTCCTCGATGGCGCTTTTGCGCCAGATCAATGCAAAGAAAATGATAAACGATCTATCGAGGCACGCGTCAACCGAGTGAAAGATACAACAGAACCAAATTTGTTTGTGATGAAAGTCATGCGCGAATTTGTTGAGTTGTTTTCACAAGGGTGCAAGAATTCTCTTGCCCCTGTTGAGTTGGAGGAAGTGTATAACCGCCAAAATACCCCCCAACAACGCAGTGTATTGGAGAGGGCTGAATATATTTTCGCCCCCAATAGATGCGTTAGTTCCTTCATGAAGCGTGAAACAGGACAGAATGTCACTGATCCTCGCAATATTAGTACCATTAATGGTAGTGATAAGCGAGATTACAGTGCTTTCATGTATGCTTTCAGCGAGTATGTGAAGAAGTTTAATTGGTATGCTTTCGGGCGTTCACCTGCGGAGCAGGCCGCCCGAGTAGCAGAAATTTGTGAAGTGGCCAAGTTCGTCATTGAGACTGATTTCAGTCGAATGGATGGACGAGTAGGACCCTGCGCGAGAACTCTCGAGCAGCTTCTTATGATGGCCATGTTCAAACCTAAATACCAATCGGAACTTTATGAGCTAATGCGTTCGCAGACCAAATTGAAAGGTCGCACCAAGTTCGGCGTTGAGTACGATACGGGTCTAGGACGTTTGTCTGGTAGTCCGGAAACTTCTGTCTTTAATACTTTGTTAAACGTGTTTGTTGCCTTTTTGGCGCTTAGACGTACGAAAGTTGATGGAAAATTTCTGAATGCCGATGAAGCCTGGGCTCGTCTCGGAATTTATGGAGGAGATGATGGCGTGTCACGGGACATAGACAGCAACGTTTATACCAACGCTGCGAAAGATGTAGGACAAGTGCTCACAAGTGAAATTAAAACTTGTGGTAGTACTGGTGTGAAATTCCTTGCCAGGCTCTTCGGGCCCGAAGTTTGGCACGGGGATAACAACTCGATGTGTGATTTGCCACGCACGTTAAGTAAGTTCCACACCACGGTTCATTTACCGGACAGTATCACAGGGGTGGATAAGTTGATTGACAAAGCTCACGCTTTGTCATTGACGGATGCCAACACTCCCGTGATAGGTCAGTATGTGGCCAAAGTACTAGCGCACAAACCGGCGACTTTTGAGTTCAAGAATTATGGACGGAAATGGTTGCCGGAAGATAGAGAGGATAAACAATATCCAAACCGCCCTGCGGATTGGATGATTGATTTAACTAGAGAGATGCTTCCCGAATTTTCTTTCGGTCAGTTTAATGACTGGGTCAATGGAGACCTGGAATTAGATGATTTGATGCATGCTCCCGAGTTTCATCCTCC